AGTTGAGGCACCGCCGCCTCCGCCTCCAGCTCCGTACCACGGTCCCGGAGGACTTCCTGTTCCAGAACCTCCAGAGTTTCCTTCAGGTGGAGAATATCCTCCAGCATTACCACTTCCAGCAGAGTTACCAGCTGATCCGGCCTCTTTTCCTCCACCGCCTCCAGATCCACCTGTTCCTCCTGGACGTTGTCCTGAGTTCCATTCTTGAGCTCCTTGTCCTCCTCCAGTTGTAGAAATTCCAAACGCTGTTGTGTTTGGAGCAACTGTTGGTGGGTTAGCAGGTGATCCACCTGAACCGACTGCAATAGGATATCCTCCTGCTGCGATTGTTTGAGAATTAGATGTTGCTACCGGACTTGCTGTGTATGATCCAGAGATTGGAACTTCGTGAGATTCTCTAAAACCTCCAGCTCCGCCGCCACCAGATCTACCTGTTTGGCCTCCGGCGCCACCACCGCCTAAAATTAAATAATCAACTTTTCTTGTTGGAGCAGGTACACACGCACAGATACAGGCTACACAAAAAGTTCCTGGCCCTGTAAATGTGTGAATTCTATAATCACCATCACAAGTAATAGTTCCACCTGTAGCGTTAATTAAACCTTTTGCAGGTCCGCCTGTGAAACCAAAAGCTTTTACTGACGCTGCCCCTCTTGATCCTAATATTGGCATGATCTTTCTCCTCCTAATTTATTACGCAAACTGTGTTTGTGATGCAAACGCTGTAAACGTAGCATCTGAAGTTTTAAATATTGTATATGTATATACATCCACAGAGTTAGCATTTCCAGCTGTTGGTGCAGCTCCACCCTGCCATTCAGGAGTGATAGAACTACCATCAATAGTCACTGCATTATTATAATAAGGAGTTCCTGTACATGTTACAGCAAAAACAATACTAATTGATTGTCCTGCGTCCATGATTGCGTTTAGTGCATTTGAACCATCTCCTCTTATGTTAAGAGTAAAGTTACCGGCTGCTGCGGATGTGTAATATAAAACTGCTTGTGTTATAACATCGTAGTTAATTGTTCCTGTAGCCGCTGTAGCTGATACAGTAGCTTTTTCAGTTAAATTTTGAATAGAACCAGCACCAAGAGTAACTCTTCCAAGTCCATTTGGTGTTAAACTAATAGCACCATTAGCTCCATCTGTAATTGTAATATTTCCAGAATTTGTACCTGAATTAGTATCTAGAACAAGGTCATGGGCACCACTTGATGTAATTGTTGCATTTGCTGCTCCTGTACCTATTTTAGTTTCACCAGTTCCTTTTGGAACAATAGCTACATCTATATTAGAATCACTACTTCCAGTTGCTGAAAGAGTTGGAGGACTTCCAGTAGCTGCATTTGCTATTGTAAACTCATTAGTTGCTGAACCTGTTGCTGTAATATTAAGTAATTCAGCGCCGTTAGTATCTAAAATATTTGTTCCTATTGCAGGGCTAGTTAAAGTTTTATTTGTTAAAGTTTGTGTTCCTGTAAGAGTTACATCACCACTTCCAAAACCAACATCATAAACTCCTGTGTTAGTTGTTACACCATCAAAATAAACTAGCTTCCAACCTTTATCAGAAGCTGCCCAAGTAACCGTAGCACCTGAACCTGAAGCTGCTTTTAACTGTACTGTATAAGCACCTGATGTACTGTTTTTAATAAGATAAAAATTTTCTGTAAGAACTGGAAAAGTTACAACTTTATTTCCTGTAATTGATTCGGGAGAAACTGCACCAAAAATAATAACTCTTGTTGCAACTGTTGCTCCTGTTGCACCATCAGCTTTAGCTAAAGTTGTAGTGCTTGCACCTGTCCCACTTGGAGACCCAGAATTTAAAGTTTGTACTTTATAACCACCAGAGATTTGCTCAACGATGTTTAAATTTGTGTTTGTTTTTGTTCCCCATGTACCCGCGTTTTCACCGGTTACCATTAACTCTACTCCGAGAGGTGTGTAAGTTGATGTCATTGTTAAAATCTCCTAGTTTGTTAGTTTATATTGTTTATTTAGTTTTAAGTCAAACATAATTATGCAGGAGTTTTTCTTGTATATCCTGTGCTTGTTTTAGGTGTTAATCTTGTATATCCCGTACTCGTTTTAGGTGTTAATCTATGGTAATATTTTAATATAATACCAGCATCATTTAAGCTTGTAGTAGCAACTTGACCTGTTGGAAATGCATTAGATAACTGAGTAGTTGTTACAGTTCCCAGAGCCGATGTTGATGATATCCCTGTTGGATCTACTAATGTTACTGGTAAAACTTCTAAAGAACCAAGAGTTGTTGTAGATGATAAACCAGCTAATGTAAATGTAGGATTAGAAGTAAATGTTAAAGTTCCTAAATCTATGTCAGCGGATAAACCTGTTATTCCTATTGCATCAGAAGGTGCTAAACTTCCAACAGAAGCTGTAGCTGATTGACCTACTAAACCAACTGAATGATCGTCTAGCGATAATAACCCAGGTGAAGATACAAGTTGAGAGGGCGCTGCTAGTGTAAAGGTCGCATCACCTTTTATACTTAATGCACCAAAATCTATATCAGCTGACAGACCTGTTAAGGTTATTTGTTGCTGAGGAATATCTCCTATAGTTCCTAAAGATGTTGTAGCAGATAAACCGGTTATATTAAATACTGCCGATTCAACTGAACCCCAACCATTTTGTCCCCAATTAAGAGTACCCCAACCAGGTTTTACAACTATATTTTCTGTTGGTAAATTAACTGATGCAGTTAAAGATAAACCAGTAAGATCTATGAGACTTATTGCTCCACCCCAACCTTCAAAGCCCCACGTATCTGCACCCCAACCGGTTTCGTTAAATGCTGTTGGTGTTCCTAGTGTAGTTGTTGCTGATAAACCTGTAAGTGAAACATCAACGGCAGTTTGATCCCCCCATTGATTCTGTCCCCAGGTTGTGCCGGCTTGGTTCCAAGTGTTAGCCATAAGGATGTGCTCCTTATGCTATTTGAATGATAGCGTTTCCTGCTGTTTGTGCTGGAAATTGAATTGTAAAAGTTCCACTAGTAACAGTTTTGTTTGAACCAAAATTAATTGCACAGACTGCTTTGTTAGCATTAGTTGAATTATAAATTAAACAACCTCTTGCTGTAAAAGAAGCTGATGAACCCCAACTTGTATCTGCAAACTTACAACAAGCAGTGTCACCAGATAAAGCTGGAGTTGTACTTGTTAAAGCATTTCCACCTGTTGTGTATCCAGATGAAGTTGAAGTTACTTCGTAAGTGTTTGTTGGATCTGCTGTACCATCTGTAGGTGCAGTGTAGGCTGTTGTTGATTTACTTAAAGTTGCTGAGTCACTTGAATATAAAGCTAATTTAAATGCGTCTGTACCATTAGTAAAGTTGTGACCTTCTACTAAAATTTCTTGTTTAAAGCTGTTACAAATTGCCGATGTTATTGTCATAATTTTTCTCCTAATTACTGAGGCGCTGACTCGATTGGAATTCTAATTGTACCATCCGTGTAATCGTCTCGTCT